GCCTCATACGGGCCAAGACCCACTGGAAGGGCATTTCAATCTCGAAAAAGAGGCGATCCAGACCTTCATTGTATAGCTGCTTATTGAATAGCAGATGCAGTTGCCAGGTCCAGATTGCGTCATTCATCGCATACTGATAGAATTCTTGACTGTCAATGCCGTGTGCCGCCGCCTTGATATATGACACTACGTCGGCTTGTAACTTATGCTCTGCCAAGTACTTCAGATTGACTGGTGCGTTCTCGTCCAGCAGGTGAGCCGCTACCATCGTATCAAAAAGACGCGGCTGCTTGACATGGAAATCAAAGATGGTTTTCTCGATTACACTAATGTCAAACGGCGCATTGTGAAATATCACACTAGTAAAGTGGTTCTGAAACATTTCTCGTAGCAGTGTAACAAATTGGTCTCTGTCTGCGCTAAGATCAATATAACAGGCCCGCTTTCCATCACACAAAGATAGTCCGAGAATATCTAGATCATAGTAATTTAGTCCAGTGGTTTCGGTGTCCACTGCTACGGTCTTTCCGAAACCTAGAAGAAAGTGCCAGTTTTCGTCCGTCCAAGTTGTGATAGTTCGACAGTCCATTACCACACTCTCTTAACGCGATGAATGTGTTTTGGGTCCCATTGAAGCTTCATATCCGTTCCAAGAGTGTCGCTCATCTCCAATTTCTTTGGGTTTGCTCTCTCATTCACTTGTTGAGAAAGAGGCATGGCGCGAGTGAGTTTTTTCCAGGTTATTCGATCTGGGTTATCCCACTTTTTCATAGTGTCTTCTAAGGCCGGAAACTTTTTCTTTAGTTGACGTAACCTGTTAATGACGGTATTCCTGTGCACGCCCAACTCTTTTGCTGCTTCCCTAAATGTTAGCCCTCTAAATAACGGATGCACTAACTCAAGCAATTCCAACTCTTCGTCCGTCAAATCGACTTCCTGATCTCCAATTTTCATAACAGGTTCTCCCTTTTCAAGATGTCTCTAACAGTATCGGTAGGTATTTCATAGTATTCCGATAGGTCCGTCAACGTTACCATTCCATATCGTTTGCCCCAACGCCAGCAATCGCACAAATCCTGCTTTTCATATTCCGATAATTGGTATCTTCCTTTTACCTTTGTTCGATACCAACGTCTGGTTTTCCAATCTATGTAGGCTCCTGGACGCCGAAGCCAGTAATCTTCTTCCTTTGGTGAAATTTTTTCTGGAACGGGCGTTGCATAAAAAGAAGCAATCACACGATTTGAGACTGGCTTTTCTTCTTCATCCCAATATGGTCCAAATTCATTTTCCATGACATTCCTTTCAACAAATAGATTTTTGGTTCCACATAAAGTATATCACAGAAAGCCAAAAAGTCAAATTCTTTTTTGCGAGATTTCACAAAAATCTTTAGTTCGCCGGGATTAGACAAACTTCTTCTGAAAAGGTTCCATGAAATTTCATGGTTTTTTCAGGCAGTGTAAGTTTAGTGGGCTTTATCCTGACCATCCGTGGTCCTTCTTTGGAGCTTGTTCGGCTCGTTCCTCACCTCACGCGCTACGTCCTCGCCTCCAGGCTGCGGGTTGGCTCATCCTGAGTTCTATTATTATCCCCCGGCATCCCTGCCTGCCCCCAAATCCGTCCTCCTTCTATTCAGGAGGGCTACGGAGCCTAATCGAACAAAAACGAACATTGTGTTCTAAGGCCAATAACCTCGATTATGAAGATTTGGTAAAGTGTGCCGAAAAAGATTTTTCAAGATTTTGGAAAATTTTTAAAAAGTGGTAGGTATGTAACGATTATGCAGGTTATAACGAATATGGTTTTAGAGGAATTTGTACGAAATACACAAATCTCAAAGAATTTTTTATTGTCCTCATTATTCGCCCATAAATGCCGTTGAATTTGTGCTCTCTAGCCCACTTGAATAGAGGGACTATGTTCTTTAGCATCTTGAGGGCGGTACTAAGGCCGTAGCGCTCAGATCGTGCGGCGCCGCCCCAAGATGTTCCTTTTGGAAGGAAGTGAATGAGCGACGGATGTAGCGACCTTTCGACAGTAGGCCGGGCACAGAGGCGAAAGCTGAAGAAGGGTGCGAAATATAATCACGATTTTGCCCAAGTTGCGGCGCGTATGGCGGCGGCTGGGATGAATATGGACGATATTGGGCGGTTCTTGGGGGTTAAGCCAGCAACCGTCGAGAAGTGGAAGCAGCGATACGCGGAGTTTCAGAAAGCCTGGAAGTCCGGCAAAGAGGTAGCCAAGCAGTACTTGATTGCCAACGGTCTTCGGGCCGCTATGGGATATGACTATGAGGAAGTCGAGGAAACGTGGGATCGAGACAAGGAAACCGGCGAACTGATTTGTACGAAACGCAAGGTTCGGCTCAAACATAAGCCCGTCGATAGCACGCTGTTGATCTTTTTCCTGATAAACGATTCTGGCGGGGAGTATCGCAACGTTCGCAATGTGGAGGTCACAGAGCAGAAATCTTCAGTGAATGTGAACGTGACCGGGCAATTGCCGTCTGAGAAGATTCGGGAGTTAGCCGGAAAGCTAAATAAAATAGCCAACGAAAAAGATCGAGCAAAACAGATCGAAAGCAGTGTCATTGACTAGCCCGATTAATAAGGTATTAGAGACTCCAGAAAGCTTTTTTGCGGCCATTCCAAAGACGCTGCAAGAGAACTTAGAGTTTCGCTGCACCCTGCATGATCTGTTGACGCAAGATCAGGGGATGCAGAAAGTGTTCCTTGAATTGTGCTGGGCCGATCTAAAGATTTTGTTTAACTCGACCTATTGGGTCTATGATCCGCAAGCACACGGCGGGTTCCGACACAAGCCTTTTATTTTGTGGCCCAATCAGGAACCAATCGTCGATGAGTTAGATGCGGCGATTAAACAACAGTATGATTTGGCACTGGATAAGTCGAGAAAAGAGGGAGCAACCGAACTAATCTGCAAAGTCTTTCTATCTCACTGGCTACTGTCCCCCGAATTTCAAGGACTGTTGGGCAGCCGAAAGGCAGAGTTTGTAGACAAAGGTGTGGAGATTGCGGGCAATAAGGTAATCGGTTTGCATAAGTCCTTGATGCACAAAGTCTGTTATGCGCTGGTACACCTACCGGCCTGGATGAAACCGCAGTTTCAAAAGACCTACATGCTGCTGCAAAACCACCTTAACGGGGCTGTTATTTCCGGCGAAGCGACGAATGAAAACTTTGCTGCTGGTGATAGACAGACGGCAATTTTGGTGGATGAGTTTGGTCGTGTCGATCACTCAATGGCACTGTCAATCAGTGACTCGGTACACGATGCCAGCGATTGTGTCATTTTCAACAGCACTCAATTTTATGGCACAGAACATCCCTATAACCAGCTGCTAACACAGAGGTTAGGAAGAATAAAGGTAGTATGTTTGCCGTGGGAAACAAATCCATATAAGGGTGCGGGTCTTTATCGGTCGCCTGATTATGACATGATTGAGATTGACGATATTGACTATTATCGCAACATCTGTCCGGAAGCATTCAATGATATTGAAAAGAATGTTCCATTCAAACTCAGTGCGTTCATTAATGAACATCTGGGACAGCCATACAGTGAAACATTAGATCAGATAACGTTTGTAGCTGACGGCGGTGACTCCAATGAAGGCGGGTGGCGTAGCCCGGTTTATGACAAAGAGGCGGAAGAGCGGCGCCCACAGGATATGGCTCGAAATTGGGACCGTAAGCCACTGGGCAGTGGAAACTCAGTCTTTACCCCCGCTACGTTGCGAGCATTACGTCTGCGGCATGTTCGGCCCCCGTCTGTAAAGGGTGACATTCAGCCCATAAAGCGAGACTCTACGGTTATTGGTGGACGTTTTTATGATAGCAATAAAGTCCGCCTCAAGTGGTGGGGACCTCTAGTAAACAATCGACCGGATCAGTCACATAACTACATCATTGCGTGTGATATTTCTCTTGGCACTGGCGCATCGAATTCAGTGGCCGGGATAATGGATGTGAATACGTCCGAAGTAGTGGGCATGTGGGCGGACCCGTCTACCCCGCCGGAGAGTTTTGCCGATGTCGCGGTTGCTCTTTGCTATTGGGTAGGTGGAAACGACAATGACCCATTTCTGATATGGGAAGCCAACGGACCCGGTGGAGCCTTTGAGCGCGAGGTGGTGAGGCAAGGCTATGGCTTTCACTATATACGTAGAAATGAAAGAGATCGTTTCTCGAAGCAGAAGAATCAACGAGGCTGGTGGAACTCAGCGGACAGCAAATATGATGCAGCAATCGAACTGGATATTTTATTGCGGGAAGGTGTAAAGACAGAGCCGGGACGACACTTTCTGCGACTGTATGATGAAGAGACAGTGGGCGAACTTGAGAGTTATATTTGGTCCACTACCGGAGTTCCTATTCCGGCGAAACAGCTTGAGGATTCCAGCGGTGCGACACACGCTCACGGAGATAGGGTCATTGTCCTGTTGCAAATGGGTGTAGCGAGAAAGTATGCTCATCCGGCCAAATTCAAACAAACGTCTCGCAAGCCTTCTTTTGGCACACCGGCATGGCGGTTGGCCGATGATGTGGATGAAAAAGAGACTAGATTTAGGACACTTTAATGCCATCCATCTTGAAAGAACGGGACATAAGAAAGAGCTTTACCCAGCGCATGGTGTTTGCCACGAAGCTTTGGAAGAAAATGCACAAGCCCGCGTTGGAAAAGCGCAACCGCATTATTCAGGCGTGGTCGGCGGGGTACTATGGCGATGGGATCGAGTCCGGTAAGCCGCGCCCTATCAACTTGACGGATAGGGGTATTGGCATTATTGCTCCCTATCTGGTGATGTCAAACCCAAAACTAATGGTAAAGACGAGATACACTGAATTTCGCCCATTCGCGTACACCTCAGAACTGGCCGCGAACTATCATAACGCAGAGACAAAACTAGGCCAGAGATGTCTTCGACCGGCGGTAGTAAACTCACTCATTGGGATGGGTGTGGTGAAGACCGGCATTATGCACGAATATGATACCTTTATTCGTGGACAAAAGTTTGAGATCGGGGAAATCTATTCGGATGTGGTGGACGATTCCGATTATGTGGGCGATCCCTCTGCGTATCATCGCGATGCTTTTGAGTTCGAGGGCAATCTGTATCAACTTCCGACGGAGTATGCGAGAGACTTTTTTGGGCCAAAACATGCAGACCGTATTACTCCGATCTTCAAACTATGGGGTGAAGTGACCCCGGATGAAATTACCAAGGGAGACGTACATCGCGAATCCTTCCGATTGAAAGAGTTCTCCGAGTTCCTGGATATTTATTTGCCGGACGAGAATGTTATTGTCACCATCAATCCGCATGAAGAGAATCCAAGAATTCTGCGTACTGTAGAATGGGAAGGGCCAGATGGCGGCCCCTATGATGTGCTTGGCTACAAATATCCCCCTAAGCAATCTATTCCTATCCCTCCAGTTTGGGGCTGGTTGGATTTGGAAGATGCCATCAACGTACTCGTAAACAAACTTCGCTCCCAGGCTGAGGAAGAAAAGAGTATTTTGGCCTATCAGAGTGGTTCCGAGCAAGATGCGGACCGAATTGCGAAAGCCAAAGACAGAGGCACAGCCAGAGTTGATAACATCGAGGGCGTAAAAATCTTTGAATTTCCCGGCGTAAATGCCGAGTATTACAACTGGCTTGGCTATTTAGAGACTCACTACAACAAAGCCGGTGGGAATCTTGAGACGATGGGCGGCGTTGGTCCGCAGGCGGAGACTTTGGGACAGGAGCAAATGCTGCTCGCAAATGCCACCAGAGGTATTGACGATATGCGGACCAAGGTGTACGAATTTGCACAGTCAATCATGCAAAAGCGACTGTGGTATTTGTGGACCGACCCCCTGATTCAGATTCCGGTGGTGAAGAGAATTGGGGCGGGGATTAATATACAGGCTAGTTTTGATCGTACCGCAAGAGAGGGAGAGTTCTGGAAGTACAGCTTTGACATTGTTCCGTATTCCATGCAGCGTATGGGGCCAGACATCGAATATCGACGTGTATTGACTTACCTGAGCCAAATTGCTTTGCCGCTGGCCTCTCTTGCCGCACAGCAGGGTGTGACACTGAATGTGGACTCTATTACAAGTATGATGGCCCGATACATGGGCATTGAAGATGTTGACCAAATCTGGGAA